ATGGGCAATGTCAGCCTTGAAACCAAAAAAGCCTATGCCGCCAGGACGCGTAGATCCAACTACGCGGCCAGCCTCCGTCTGGAAGGTTTCAAAACGACCTTCGCCGACGGCGAACGCAAAATGCCAACGCGTGAAGAGGTCTTGAAGGCCTTTACCCAGACCAGAACCTGATGGCTGACAAATATGGAGTCGGCGAGGACGCTTATTGCTATCCCGGCTCCACGGTCCTTCGCAACAAACTCGATATCCGTGACGAACCGACCCTAAGCGAAGCCGAACAACAGCTCTCGGCCATCGCAGCGGACAACGTCGAGTTCAGCCCTCCTCCCTACAGCCTGGCTTACCTTCAAAACATTCATCGACTTCTCTTTTCTGACCTGTTCGAATGGGCCGGAGAGCTGCGCACCGTTGGCATGTCCAAACAAGCCACCCGCTTCTGCCAACCTGAGTACATGGAGAAGCAAGCCAGCAAGATCTTCACCGCCCTGGCAGCAGCAAACTGGTTCGAGGGCATGGAGCGGGCTGAGCTGATCGTCGCTGTGGCAGAGGCCTATTCCGACATCAACGTCGTACACCCCTTCCGCGAAGGCAACGGTCGTGCGCAACGCATCCTGTTTGAACACCTGATCATGAATGCCGGATTTGAAATCAGTTGGTGGGGGATAGAGAAGGACGAGTGGATCTACGCCAATATCGCGGCTTATAACTGCGTCATGGAGCCTATGGAGCAGGTTTTTGAGAAGTGTATCGGGCTGGCGATTCAAGCTTGACCGCACAACGTTATCCCCTCGCTCACCGCCTTACGGTTTATTTCGCTAAGTGATACAGTCGCCGTCAATTGACGTCTGCTAAAGCCACCGAAATGTACAGGACGAAATCATTCTCATCTAACAAGGAAGGTCGAGACTTTGTGGTGGGCGACATTCATGGGCATTTCAAATTTCTAACAATGGCCTTAGACAAACTAGACTTCAACACCGAGCTGGATCGTATTTTTTCCGTGGGGGACCTCATCGACCGCGGCCCCGACTCCATGGACGTATTAAACTGGCTTGAGAAGCCATGGTTCCATGCAGTGCGTGGCAATCACGAACAGATGCTTATTGACTGTATCTCCGGGCATGGGGATATCCCCCGACATATCCGAAATGGTGGAGCCTGGCTGTACGAGTTACAACCCACCATCCAGCATGAACTCTCAAAATCCTTGCAAGCACTTCCATTGATCATTGAAATCGACTTATTAAACGATCAAACAATTGGAATAGTCCATGCCGAAGCCCCCGTCATCCAAAGTAACGATGGCTGGCAGGAAGCCAAAGATGCAATCACAGGAAAAACTGGAGAGCAACATCAGCGGCAAGCCTTGAAGACAGCGCTGTATGCCAGAGAAAAAATCGAGCAAAACGACCACACGCCCATCAAAGGAATAGACCGACTCTATGTTGGACATTCAACAGTGCCCAGTATTATGCGCTTGGGTAATGTCGTATATATCGACACCGGCTGCTCATTTTCCGATGGCGCATTAAGCCTGGTTGATATCCAAACCGAATCCATCATTAGTATGAGCATGAGCGAGTGAGACAAGGCATCGCTCTGCTTAGTTTTTTTCGAGGCAAAATCGCCATCAGATGATAGTGGCCGAGGCTACCAGGCGCGTAGCAGGCGATTCCGTTTGAGAAAACCAAAGACTCTGGCGCCCTAGCGACTCTGCAATCGATCACGCTCATAATTTAGAGAAGTTTCCTACACGCCAATTTCTTGCTGAATTTCTATAAGGAAGCTTATAGTTCCGGCGTTCATCAATGAGTCAATGGCTATGAATTTTTATCAAGAGAGCGATAAGAATCGAGCGATTTGCAGTCACTGCGAAGGCTTGGTCCAGACGACATTTACCCGCAGAAACGTACCATTCGACGATGGTGTTGGTGAGGTAAATGGCGTTTTGGTTTCAGTGTGTGACGTATGTGATCAGGTCGTGGGGGTACCCGCGCAGTCCATTCCTGCAATCAAAGCAGCTAGAGAGGCTGCAGTTGTATCCATCGAAACAAGGCACCTGCTCGTATCTTGATCGATTGGATCAAGCAATACACATGATCCCAATACCCCTACAAGCTATTTCACTGCCCCACCGCTTTCCATCGCCCCATGATGGATTGGGTCTAGCCCTCCTCCAACGCCCCAGCCAGACTGGCTAATCCGCTGCGACCTCTTCGCTTTGTAGCAATTTCTAAGCAAGCTGCAATTGCTGCCTGACATGGGCACTGCCGGTACTATGCTTGTACTTTTTTTCGATAGGAGTCGACGTCATGCCTGGTGATTATTCACTGTCGGATGTACTGGAAAGGCTGTATGAAAACCAGCAGGCTCTGCAGGCGGCCATTATGGAGTTGTCACTGCTGGTTGAGGAACAAGGAGCCTAGGAAGTGGGCGAAAATGTCCGCGGGGCACTGTGGACCATGGGTGAAAACGCCGGCCATATCAAACAAGGCTTGGCTCGATTGAAGAAACCGGACATCGGCTAACAGATTGCCCACCAAGGCCTGTCGATAGTCATGTCGAAGGGAATTCGGAGAACCAGGCCGGTTCACATCACAGGCAGCTAAGCCAGAAGCTGCCGATGGATGGAGCGATGTTAAATGAGCAGCTATGCTTGGTCTGATGCCGGAATTGATCGAGTCGAATGGGTTTTCTTTCCATGGTGTTAACCCCCTTCAATGGTCCACCTGACTGTCACAATGCCCGGTCTAGCCAGAGGTGTTTTTGCTCGGCCGTTAGCTTAATCGTTAGCGGTACAATCACAAGGAGAGAGTGACAATGTCAGACATCAAAATACCGGATGAAATTGCCTCATGGATGGTTGAGCGGGGCTGGGGAGAACACCACGATCAATGGCATTTCGAACGCCGATGGGATTACTGGCATGCCTTTGAGCAGGATCCAAACACTCCGGACGATTGGAAGGAATGGATACGTGAAAAATTCAAAGAGGCTGCATCAAAAGACTGGAAACGTCCAGAGATCCAAGAAGGTGAGACAGGCAATGGTGAAGACTTCTTATTCATGCACCGGGCGATGATTGAATTGATTCTGGAAAACTTTCCAAATCACTTCCATTATTTCCGTGGATGGCACACGCCGCCAACAGATTACCTATCTCCGCTTGATCCTGTCAAAGTTCCCGAGTCAGAGCCAGAGAGAGAATGCCATCCAAATAGAAAACAGATATGTAGTGCTATGCTTGGGGCGATAGCTCGAATTGAGTCCAATCATGATTCATTCTCTGGAGATGATGAATTTGGGCTATTCATCCAAACGAACATGCGACCAACACCAACGGACCCAACTGCGCGGAGTGGAGATCCTCAAACTGGATTACACAACTATCTCCATGGAAGATGGAGCGGTATGTCTACTGACATTGATCTGGGCGATCCAAGGGTAAATATATACAACACTCGATTCTGGAGACTTCACGGTTGGATTGACTATCAGTGGTGGCGACTCCGTCAAAACAGAGGCTTGAGTAATGCTGATCAAACCTATCAATCGAAGCTTAAGTTTTACAAGTCCATGATGGACAGCGAAGTCCATCACCACACATTCGCCAACGTATTGAAGGCGTCCAAGATATTACCTTCAAGAAATGCATTTGTTGATCTTCTTGCGGAAATTGAGTGACAGCTAAGAATTCCAGCGGATCGCCTCCGGCGTCCGCTGAATTCCAAAATTATTCACATCTGCAAAAGGTCAAATGCGGTCATTGGCAAGACCTCAAGTTAAAGCGCAGATAGGGATTCGAACCCCTTCTTGCGTCCCTGCATACCGCTTAAGGCCAGAAAATACGGTGGTTTCGCCCTTTGTTCATGGTGTCCTGCGGTCTATGGCGGCCCTGAATCTGCCCTAATTTTGCCCTAACGGAAATCCGTATGCATCAATACTGCCCCCATTTATGATGCTTCATTTCCCCCCCAAACCGGATCCCACTAGTAAGCTGGGGGGCTATCACACCAGCCAAGGAGAAGAGGGGATGTTTGATTACGTGGGAAGCTTTCCCATTCCGGCAGAGCTATTACCGCCCCGACTGCGTTCACTATTTGAGCCAGTTGGCACCGATCCGGCACAGAAAGTAGAAGTGAGTTGTTTCACAGAGAATCAGCTTTCAACAGAGAATCGAGAGACGGTACACATGCAAATGGCCGTTGTTCCAGACGACGGCAATCCGACACCAATTCTCTATGGTGAAGGGCTGGTGGCGCATGGTGTGCCCGTGCTAGGTGGGAAAGGGACTGAACGGAATTTCGCTCCGAATGTGAGCGGGTGTGACTACATCGTCGCGTCGTGGGGCAGCAGCTTATTCTTCACGTATAACTTGGCCGAAAAGGTTTGGATGGCATTGGGCTTGACCCCCCGATGCATCGGTAATGAGCATCAACGCGTAGTCTACGACGACTTGAGCCTGCCAGAGTTCGGCGTCGCTGAAGGAGAGGTCTCTCTACAGTACAATTTCAAACCCTCCCGGGATGTTAATTGGTTTATGTCAAACGAGTACCTTCGCCGATACTTATGGATGAGGGGTGGGCGTGGCGTCCGGCAGTTCTTCTATCAGGCGACGCTTGAGGACAGTCCGCAACTGCGCGAGCTAATGGACGGAAAAAGCATTTTTTCCCTCGGCGATACTGGAAGCTGGTTTGATGCGGATCTTCGAGATACCGAAAATGGATTATTGCTGCAAGTAACGGCAACAGTGGTGGCCGTTTCTTGCGATCTATGCCCTCAGCAAACTGCAGATGGACTGCAATGGCCTGGTATTACTGGACAGGTAACTCGTGCAAGTGCCGATGACATCATGAGGAATGATAAAACCGTCTTTCTCAATGACAAATTTCTCGAGCGCTATGAACAAAACAGCTTGTACGAAAGCACTCCTGTAGATATGTATAACGGATGGAACTGCAGCCCCTCCTATCTGGGACAGTGGTCGTTCACTGGTTGCCGGCGAGTAGGTAGAAACTTAATCCGAGTAGAACTGAGAGATCTCTACAAGGGTGTTACAGATCGGGAAACCATACACGCTCATACACACGCAATGGATCCAGTGCTCGTAAAACAGCAGGATCAGAATGAGGAACACATCGTTTCCAAGGTTGATAGGTTCCTCAAACAGATTCTTTCGCTTGACGAAAACCTTTCTTTACTTGCAGCGGCTCTGGACATTGAAAAGCCAGTAGACGATCTGCTCGGATTTTCACGGAAAGAGATAGCGGCCAATGGGTGGCTACATTACCCGCAGCTTTCCAAGCTCGCTCAGGTCGCCCCTTTGGAGATGACTCAGCAAGCCTTTCTCGCACGATGCAAATCGATGCATGAAATTTGGCAGAAACTGCCCGACGGTTTTCTCAGAAAGATTTTAGAAAAAATGGGAGTTCCAAAGAAGGCAATCGCGACTCTGGGCAAATTGAAGCTCCTCCAATGCTTACTGAATCTCTTGACGAAATATAACGATAACTTCGAAGCGCCGGATGCACTTAAAAGCACCGACGAGCCAGAAGGTTGGAATGTGAAAAACAGCAACATCGCGATGTTGTTCGTCACCTACGACCTCCGTATTGCGGATGCTCACGACGCAGTAGACAAGATCCAGAGGCTACAGGATCAAAACTTTGACACGGCTACATTGCACCAAGGTCATGGCCGGGCGCTGGATTTCGTAATGGATGGTGTTACCAAAGCATTCTCAGAAATTAATCGCCCATTGGGTGAAATTTTGGCGCGTGCATAACTTATTACATCTGTTCAGTCGCCTATCCCAAAAGAAACGGCAGCAACTATGCCCTGCCGTTTAGGACGTATCAGAAAAGGCCGCCGAAGTCGTCGGGCTGCCAGTTCATAATTAGCAATTCACCGCTCACCTCGGCCTTCCCCAATCGTTGGTTGGCTGTGGTGTAGCGGATGTCCAACGTCTCGAAGTGGAACCCCCCGAACACACGACGGATGTCCGGATGATCGTTGATGCTGACCATCACCTTACCCTTGCAGCGGCGCATGAAGTCGGCCATCCGCTCGTAGTTCTCGAACGGAAAGTCCACGCCGTAGCCGGCGGTCTGCCAGTAAGGCGGGTCCATGTAGTGGAAGGTATGGGGGCGGTCATAGCGTTCAGCGCATTCAAGCCAGGGAAGATTTTCGACATAGGTGCCGGACAGGCGCTGCCAGGCAGCGGACAGGTTTTCCTCGATCCGCAGCAGGTTGATCGCCGGGCCAGTCGTGGCGGTACCGAACGTCTGCCCGGTGACCTTGCCGGCGAAGGCATGGTGCTGCAGGTAAAAAAAACGGGCGGCGCGCTGGATGTCGGTGAGGGTTTCGGGGCGGGTCATCTTCTGCCACTCGAACACCTGGCGGGAGCTGAGCGCCCACTTGAATTGACGCACGAATTCTTCCAGATGGTTCTGCACGACGCGGTACAGCGTGACCAGGTCGCCGTTGATGTCGTTGAGGACTTCAACCGGTGCTGCCTGGGGCCGCATGAAGTACAGCGCGGCACCGCCGGCAAAGACTTCGACGTAGCATTCGTGCGGAGGGAAGAGCGGGATGAGGCGGTCGGCTAGGCGGCGTTTGCCGCCCATCCAAGGGATGATGGGTGTAGACATAGAGAGCAAGACCTTTACTGTATGGATAAACAGGTGCTAGGCTCGCCGCGCTTTGTGCACGGAGCAGGAGCCTTGGCTGGACTTGCAGGGACATCTGCAGGGACGGCGGCCGGATCGGATGTTGGCGCATCCGCCCCGGTCGCTCCTTTTCACTTCGGTGTTGAAACTTCTTTGGCGTAGGCCTGGCAGGCTGCCAGGGCTATCAGCCCCCGGTCGCCGGCATCGGTGATGCTGATAATTCGTTGAGCATGCGCCGGGTCAAGTCGGGCACGTGTGGCTCCATGAACCACGCCGCCGGCGCTGGTGGTGGCTGGCACTGCACAGCCGTTGGTGGAATCGGTGGCGTCGAGTAGGACTGACAGCCGGACATCAGCAGTAGCGAGGCGATCACGCAGGCGATCCTGATCACGTTGGGCATCGGTTAGGGCTCGATAGTGGGTTTGGTCTTTGGCGGCCAGTCGCTGTTCCAGGGCCAGGCGCTTGTCCTGCTCGGTACGCTGCAGCGCGGCCGAGGCCAGGGTGATTTGGTTGAGGGTCTCGGTGTGGAGCCGGGCTTGTTTTTCCAACTGCTGACCATATCGCCAGCCCTGAACCGTCCAGGCGATGGCCGCCGAAGCGGCGACCAAAGCGCACAGTAAAAGCCCGGCGACCAGCACGCGGTATTGCAGCGGGATCAGGTCGACGAGACGCATAACACCGCCCTCGCCCGCTCCCACAGCTGCAGGCGATCCTGCAGGCCATTGAGCCCGCCGTTGATTTTCCGGGTGATCATTTCGAACTCATCACGATCAGCCAGCACGTTCAGTTCCCTGACCCACCAGAACCATGCAGCCGACTCGGCCGCCCATTGGGGCAGTTCCAGCAGTTCGGGCGTGCGCAACAAACGCTCGTCACTGAACAGCGCCAAGCTGCAGCGTAGGTAGTTGTGGGCACCGGTAATCTGGATCAAGCCGCGACCGCGATAGCGCTGGCCATCTCCGTCGGGCTCGGGGGTGTTGCCGAGTTTCGAAGCCAGCGAACCGGTGTCGTATTTGCTGAGGTACTGATCGCCGCCCAGCTCCCGCACGTACTGCAGTTGGCCGGACTCATGCCCAACCTGGGCCAGGAATGCCGCCTGCCGCTTGGGCGTATCGATCTGTCGGTGTGCCATGGCGGCGTTCAGGGCCGATACAAAAACGCCCGCTTGGCGGCGGGCGTTGGGCATGATGCGCTGTAGTTGCTGCTCAGTGAGTGGCATGGGGGCTCCAAAAAAAATCCCGCTCGATGGCGGGTTGCGGTTGTGTTTGAGGGTGCTGCTGAGTGCGCTTAAAGCTGGACGACCTTGACCGGCTTGGCTTCCTTCTTCTTTTTCTTACCCTTGGCGTTGGCCTTGCCCTTCTTGCCGCCATTGCACTCGACGGCGGTGGTCCAGCCACTGGAGGTAAACAATTGCTCCACCGCCTCAGCCAGGTATTCACCATCAAGCCCGGGCTTGATCCCCTGGACAATGATGGATCGTTCGGCAAACACATCAGTGCGCCCTGCCATTTCCAGACGGACCCCGGCACTGCTGCGATTGAAGGCGGCCAAGCGCGCCTTGGCGGCCTGCTCGGCGGCTGACTTGTTGGGGTAGATATGCCGGTCGGTATGGACCGCTGGCAGGCCGTTCGGCAGATCATCGTTGTCCAGCTCGACCACCTTCAGGGCTCCGGACTTTTTGTCTTGGTGCTTGGTGCGTACGGCCTTTTGCGTATTGCGGTCGCCGAGACGGAATTGATAACGGCTCAGATCAGAGCGCCTCAGAACCACAGGGCTCAGGTTCTTGCCGCTCGCGGTCTGGCCGCCCTGCCGAGGCATGACCAACAGCTTGCCGTCTGCCAACTTGGCCGTGCAGTCATATTGCTTGGCAAGGCGGGTGATGAAGTTGTAATCCGACTCGTTGAGCTGGTCGACTCGAGGCACCTTGGTTTGCACCGGGCACACCGGCTGCCAACCATTGCGGGCTGCCACGTCGCGGACAATCTGCTGCAGGGGCACGTTTTCCCAAGACCAACTTCGCACGGTCTTGCCGCTGCCGCGCATGTCACTGGCTTTACCTCGAATCACCAACGTATCAGGCGGCCCCGACAACTCGATCTCGTCGACGGTGTAGCGCCCCAGACGGGTCAGGGCCTGGCCGGTATATCCCAGGTACACCTCGATACCCGCCCCACGCGAGGGCAGCGCAACTGCTTGATCACGATCATCGATCCGCAACTCAAAATCGTCCGACTCCATGCCGGGTTTGTCTGAGGTGCGCAGACTCAGTAGACGGTCATTAATCAGCGTGGTGATGTCCTTGCCGTCCGCGATGATGCGAAACGTAGGTTGCATGGTCGAACTCCAGAAATGTAAAAGCCCGCACTAGGCGGGCTCAGGTAATTAACGCTGGACGAGTACAGAAATGTTAGGGAATATCGATCAGGCTCAAGCGGTCTTCGTGGACATGCATACAACTGCCGCAAACAGGACACGCGATAACATCCTGCTTGGGGTCGATATGCAAAGCCTTGGTGCAGGCAGGACAGTTGCCATGGGTCAACGTCTCGCGAAAACCAAAGGTCTTCCACAAAACAATGACCATCACTCCGAAGGCTAAAAACCAGCCTAATACTGGAATGAAAGCCAGAAGGACCGCACCAATGGTCCCAAAAAGGATCCAGTTAATACGGTGATTAAGTTCGCGCCACCAGGTCCGTTTTACCTTCCTTAGTTCCGTGTATCGCTCCATATGTCTTCCCTCGACAGTAAAAATGGGGCAATGGTATCGGCCCACTCGACATCAGGCAATATGCCATCAATCCCACAACTGAACGTCCTCCAGCGTCTGCGCCGGCAGATCCGGCAGCACGATGATCACCCCAGCGCGAAATGGCTGAGGCTCATCGGCCAGGCCTTGATTGGCGGCAAGCACGGCCTCCACCGTGCCATTCAGATGGCCGTAATAGTGATGACAGACGGTGTCCAGCAGATCCCCGTCAGACGTTCTGCAGGTCGTCGCCATAACTCACAAACTCCAGTGAAAAGGATTGCTTACGCGGAATACCACCCGCGAGCAGGTTGCTTTGCTCTTCCTCGATGTTGAGCAGGCACCAGGTGCCGAGCACTTCGCCGTAGCCAGTGGTTAGGTTCACCGGCTGCAGACGTCGCCCAATGGTGCGCAAGGTGTCCAGCTGTTTGAGCCCACCTTTGAAGCCCGGAAAAATCACGCCCTTTAGGCTGATCTTGTCCTCTCCTTGGCCGACCGCCTGCTGGGCGATGCTGCGTGTCAGCCGTTCCTGGCCTGCCCAACGAAACGACGTCTGCCGACGTAGTTCCTCGAAAGCCGCCGTATCCAGGTTGAAGTAGTACGGCTGCGCGTTCGGCTCCAGGGGCTGCATGATCAGCAGGTGCGGGAACGGCTTCACCGCCTCGGCCGCTGGTGTCAGCTGAGGAGCAAATGAACCGGTGGGCATGATGTTGCTCAGTGATGGGCTCACCTGGCCGGCAATGCGATTAATCGCGGCCCCCGCCTTGCCTGCCTGTTCCTTGAGCGAACCCAGCCGCTCTTGGACTTGGCCGGCGGCGGTGACGGCTTGGTTGTACTTCGCCGCCACCTGGCCCACGGTGGACTGCGCCGCGTTGATTGCCCGCATGGTCCGTTGCACCTTGGCGCCGATGGCAGGCCCAATGAAGGGCACCCCCTCCAGCTCCGAGGCGGCGCCCGTCATGTCGCTGATTGCACCATTGAGCGGGCCCAGCATGCCGTCGAGACTGGTACGGCCAGCCTCCCCCGCTGCAAGCAGTGATTTGAACACCGATTGCAGTTGCTCCATGTAGGCCATGGCACCTCCTTAAACGTGAGGGGAATCGAACAACTGACTCGACGCTTGGCGGGCGGCCACGTCCCGGGAGAATGACTCCATCAACTGGCGCAGATGCGGCTCCAGATCCCGGGCCAACTGCGCCGGGTCTTTTACATCGCCTTGCACGGTGATGGACACTTGCGGCGAAAAGCTGAAAGCCTGCTCAACCTTGGGTGGCACCGACGGAGTTGGCTCAGCTGGTTTGGCAACTTCGGGAGGCTTGGCCTCCTCGGCCTTACCATCACTGCCAAACCAGGACTTACCCAAGAAGCCGCCGATACTTTCGCCACCCAGGCCGCCCAAAGCGGCACCAATTAAGCCCCCGATTGCAGTACCGATGACCGGCACCACCGAACCAATAGCGGCACCTGCTGCGCCGCCGGCCAGTGCGCCCGCCAAACCACCAGCGGCACCGCCATAACCCTCGGCTTTTTCGTCTTGGGTCGTGGCGTTGAGCGCGGTATCCAAGACCCCCACCCCTGCATCAAGTACGTTACCGCCGGGGATACGTTTGGTGGCTCGGGTGACGCCCCTGATCGACTGAACCGCACGGCCGAGCGAGCCACCGGACGCTGCCTCCGCCGCAGCAGCCATAGGCGCAGCAGCCAACAGCCCCACCTTTGGCATGACAGACATAGCGGCAGGGGGTGACACGGCCGGAGGACTGGGCACCCGGGCGGCTAATCGCCGACGCGGGGTGGTCCCAATACCGGTACGGCGACCTCGTCGGCCACGCTGACGCCTGCCGGAACCGCCGCCAGGATCTGCACCTGGACCAGAACCAGCCCGGCCTATTGCATCAGCGTTGACGACAAACACACGTTGCGGCTCATTGCTGCTCCCTGCTGCAGGATCGTTGCCGGCCCCCATCAACTTACCGAGGACTCCCAGCCCCTTATCCACCGTCTTGATACCGGTTTTAGGAGCCTTGGCGACGGCGTCACCCAGGGCGCCCGCGCCTCGTTCCATCGCCCGGCCGCGACTGATGTTGTACAGACCTTTACCGATCTTGACCGCGCTGGCGGCGGTCTTGAGTGCCAGCAGGCCAGCGGTGATGCCAGCGATCCCAAGCACCACCGGTTGCGAGCCATCCGAAAGCTTGGTCAGCCCACGCACAATTGAAGTCAGGCCCTGGGCGACCGCGTCGGTCGCCGGGCGGATGGCGTCCCCCACGCTGCGCATGCCATCGCTAACCGCCTGGCCCAGCTCGTCCCACATCTGTTTCGACGTTTCGCGCCGCTCGGCCAGGTTCTTATCGAGGATCCCGCCAGAGGACTGCGAATCCTTTTTCAACTGCTCGTACAGCGACTTGTTTTGCGAGTAGGCCGTGAGCGCCGCCTTGACCTGCATGTCTGCGAACAGGTCACCGGTACGCAGGGATTTCTCCAGCGCATCGAGCGCCGCCTTGGCCTTCTCCGGATCCGTCTCTTTGCTGATCTTGGCCTGGGCCTCGGCCATCTTCGCGGCCTTCGCCGGGTCGGTGGCCTGGATGTATTTCATCGCCAGGGCGAAGCTGGATTCCAGGGTCGACATGCCCTTCTGGATGCCAGTGTTCAAGGAGGCTTGATAGTCGATACCGGCGTCCTTGTACGCCTTGACCACGTCGCCCGAACCGATTTTTTCCATCCAGTTCTTGAGGTTGTTGGCCGCTTCGTCCGAGCCCCCGGCCGTTTTCATCTGCACCTGGAGCATCGCGCCCAAGGAGCTGACCGCTTCCATGCCGGTGCTACCGTTTTTCTCCATGCTCGCCAACAGTTGAGGGAACCACCGGGCCATGTCGCTGGCCTCGAAGCTCCCCGCCTGTCCCTGATAGGCGATGGCCTCCAGGGCCTGCTGCATCACCTTCGGGTCGTTGATCTTGGCGTTCTGCTGCAGCGCCATGATCATGCTGGCCGTGTCGACGCCGGATGCGCCCTGGCCGATGGCAAACTTCGCGGCCGTCGGTGCGTAGGCCATGGCCTGCTTAAGGTCCATACCTGCACCGACCAGCTGATTCACCAGGTCCGCCACGTCGTTACGGGCCATACCCGTATCGCGAGAGGTCTGGATTACTGTCTGACTAAGCTGTGTTTCTTGCGGCTTGTTGACCACATCCGCCTTGATCGCGATGTCACGGATGATCGCCTGATAATCCGCGCTGACCTTGGTCGGAATCGCCGCCAGGCCTGTGGCTACGACACCCTGACCAATGCTCGACGTGAGTCCTTTCTTTCCGGCATCGAGCTGCTGGTGTCCCTTGAGCTGCAGATCGGCGGCTTTGGCTGCGCGGCCGAGGCGCTGGTACTCCTGCCCCAGCCTGCCTACCTCCACGCCCTGCTTGCGCAGGGCATCAAGGTTGCCGTTGAGTTTGCGCAACAGGCCATCGGCCGAAGCAGCGCCGCTATCGTGCGCCCGCTTCCATTCATCGCGCAGGCGGATGGTTTCGCCAATGGTGCTCTTGAGGACCTTGGCCTTGCTACCTTTGTCCTCCAGCTTTTTGATGTGGCCTTCGACCGTGCGAAAGGCAGACGCCATCGTCGAACTGACGGCGCCGCCAATCACCAGCGATAACGCCAGTTTGCTAGCCATCGTCTACCCCTTGTTTCAGTCTGAGAGCCACCAGACCATGTCGGAGAACGGCATGGCGAGAATTTCAGCGGCGGAAAAATTCAGCTCGGTGGCTAGACGCTTAGCCAGTTGCTTCTGCACCTTGGGGTTGAAGTTCATCTTCTCGCACCAGGCGAAAATAGCCGGCCTGTATGCGGTTGAAGTCCTTCAGCGTCAAGCCATCCAGATCCTTGGTACCGACTTCGGCCAGGGAGGCAAACAAGTTCAGATCTTGTTGTTCCTCATCATTGGGCGCTGTTTGGCGGGCAATGCGAAGGTCACGCACGGTCGGTGTTCGGAGGCTCAACGTATCGACACGCACGCCGTTGGCTTCAGATGGCATAGTCAGTTTCACAGTGACGCGGTCAGCGGCCAGGGTCATCCAGCTTGGGATTGCAGTGCTGCTCATAGAGGTGTGTCCTTAAACAGAGGAACCGCCGCCCGGGCGACTCGCCAGGCGGGGTATCAAGAAGAGTTAAAGGCCCAATGCGGAACGCTGGGCGGCCAGTTGATCAACGCCGTTGATGACACGGCGCATGCCGATGGGGTCGATCTCGTAGACGGTTCGGCCGTCCACTTCGAGCTTGTAGTACGTCAGCCCCACGGAGTGCTTGATCTCGGCCTTGTCGCCCGGCTTCCAGTCGCCCATGTCGACCTCTTTCAAGGTGCCACGCAGGGTGACGATGACCGGCGTGACTTTACCTTTGAGTCCCTTGTAAGCCCCCCGGAACGTACCGTTGAACGCCGTGCCGTCGGCCAAACCGAAGAACTTCAACGACTCACGGCGTACGCCCGTAGTGGTGAAGCTCGCTTCCTGTTTTTCCATGCCCATGTCCAGCTCGACCGGCGCGTCCATGCCACCGCCGCGATGCTCTTCCATCTTGAGCGTGAGCTTGGGGAGCGTCAGGCTCGGCACATCGCCCTGGAAGCTGACGCCGTCGGCGAACAAGTTCAGGTTCGCCAGGGTTTCGGGAATCATTGCCATTGAGGTCGCTCCTTAAGCGGCGGTGTCGAGGACTTCGGTCAGCCATTGATTGGTGACCTCTACGCGGAAGTTGGGGTTTTCTGCCGGCGGAACGTCGGTGAAGCGGATGTTCCAATACACCTTGCCCTGCTCCAGCTGGCTGGCCGTGTTCAGCTCCGGGTCGGCATACACCTCGAAGTTGATGATTGCGCCTTGGGCTTTCAGGTCGCGCATAAACGCTTGCAGACCTTCAGTCACGTCCTTGATGTAAGTCGCGGTGATGGAACGGTCGACCGCCCATTTGTGGCCGTAGAGGATCGCATCCATGACGATGTCCATCGTCCGTACGCGAGTGACGAACGCCCACTTCGGATCGCTCGACAGCGTGCGGTTGCCCCACAGGCGGAAGCCGTCATCACGGATGATCGTGGTGATGTTGGCGTTGTTGAGCAGGTTGGCCCGGCAGGTTTCGTCACCGTCCAGAAACTCGATGGGCCGCGTGGTACCGGTGATGCCGACAAACTCCTTGTTCGAAGGCGAAGCCCAAAAGCCGTATTCGCTGTCGGTCCAGGCGAACAAGCCAGCCACCCAGGCGGAGCCCGGCGCGTCGACCGTGGCGTCCGCCGTGGTGTCCCAATACTGCACGCCTGGATCAACCAGGTACGCCCGCTTGGCGCCGAAGTTCTCGGCGTAAGCCATCACCGCCTCATCGGTGGTGTTCGGGCCGTCGAGGATGGCGAGCCCTCGCAACTTGTCGGCCACTGCCACCAGGGCGGTACCGACAGCCTGTGTCGCGCTGTGCTTGGGAGTCACCAACAGCCGCGGCTGCGCGTTGAACCGGCTCTTGCCGTCCAGCAGCGCTTGCAGGCCTGTACGCTTACCATTGGCCTGCACGCCACCGATGATGGCCGAGGTCTGTTCGGCAGGATCCTCCAACTTGGCCACGCCGCAGGCCACGATCACAGCCTTGGCTCGGGTGTAGATGGCCTTGCAGGCTTTGGTCATTGCCGAGTCGGGCCCGAAGGCAGCCACCGCTTCGCGCTCATTGGTGATCACCACCAGGTCATTCGGCTGCGCGCTGTAGGCCGGCGCCGGTACAAAGGTGTCAACCAGTCCAATGATCGAGGACGAAGGCAACGCAATGACACGAGCGCCGGTGTCGACGTTCGTGGTGGTAACGCCGTGAAAGAAGCTCATAGGTTCTCCAGATACGAAAAGGCCCGGCAATGCAGGGCCTTGTTTGAGGTGAAGCAGAAAGGAAAACGCCCCGTCAGTGCGGGGCGTTTATTGGGTTTGTTCGGCGATCCAGGGCGGTGCCACGGGACGGTATTGGCTATCAGGAAAGTGCTCGGACTGAGGCCAGTCCCGAAGCGCCTGCCGATACCCCAGCAGTTCGGCAAATTGTTCCGCCGTCAGCGTGGTGTTCTGAGCCAGATCCTGCTCGTCACGGTGACGAGTCACGAGCCATTCACTTACGCTAACTTGAGCGTCGCGCCAAGCCCGCTCAATAGCAGCTGAAGCATCTTCCGTTGGCACTGGCTTTATAAATTTCTCGCCATCGTAATGCCAACCCTGTGTCACGTTTTCGCCACAAGGCTTCCATAACAAATTAGGGTGAAAACGCTGTGCTGGATCGACGTCTGTTACTTCGCGCACGAAGCTGTCTTGAATCAATGCCCACATCTCGATCACCACCTGATGACTACTTGACCAGGCGACCCATTGCCGCCGTTACCGTTTTCATTGCCGCCACCGCCGCCACTGCCGGTGAGCGTACTGCTCATACCGCCCGTTCCTATTGAGCCTGAACCCGCCCCATAACCCCGACCGCCGGCACCGTGACCTCCACCATAGATGGAGGTGGATGATGCCGAGCCGTTATCGTGACGAGTCGCATGTGCGCCCATTCCCAAGGTCGTGTTTATATCCCCGCCCGCCCCCAGGCCCGCCGCACCGCCATACCACTTTGAAGCACCCGCCCCCCCGGTAGCACTCATGTAGCTACCGAACGATGACGCGCCCCCCGAAAGCGCGTCGGCTTCGCTTCCGACGGAGCCAGCGCCACCGGCCCCGACTGTCACCGTCACCGTAGTGACGCCTGTCAGATCAACCAAGCCCTCAGCAATACCACCTCCGCCGCCACCGCCACCTCCATGCGAGTACCGACCACCACCACCGCCGCCCGCAACAACGCGAACCCACGCTTTACTCACGCCAGCCGGCTTTGTCCAAGTGAAAACTCCCGCAGAGCTGTAGTTCTGAACACCACGATAGGGAAGATCCGCATTCACGGTGTCCGTGGTCGCGATTTGTCGCCAGGGAAGCCAAGCTCCTGCTGAGTTTTTGGTGCGGAAAAACATATATGCAACGTTGTCGGAAACAAGGGAATCCCATATCTGGGTTGCCATGCTAGAACTGCCACGTTCCATATGGAAAATGGTGCCGTTGGGGATAGTCGTAGAGGTTCCGTAGATTGTCGGCTTATTGCCCGTGGTGCTGTTTGAAACCATATAGATCCCATCGAGCGCGAGCGTATCGATGTTCCCCGTATAGTTAAACGCAGTGGACCCCAACCCAAACTGGGCCATGATGGCTCGTACGGCTGCAGACGTAGCGATTTTTGAACTGTTATCAGTACCCGCTACCGTCGGGGCCGTTGGTGTGCCCAACAGTGCAGGAGAACTAAGCGGGGCAAACCCTTGCGTGATGTTCTGAAAAGCCAGTGATGTTGTGCCCAGGACAATCGCCCCATCCGTCACCAACTGCCAGCGAGTGTCGGCCAGCGTAGCGCCTTGCTCGACGGACAAAATCATCGCTGAGGTGACTTCAGCATTGCTGTCAGCATCCGGTGCACGCTGCCAAGCCGCTACGCCGACAATGTAAATACCATTGTCCTTAGAGGCCGTTTGGTTCTTCACCAACACCCGGTCACCTGCGAGCAGGCTCACGCCGTCGATGGTCTGAAGCCCAGTCAACGCGATATTGGCCGTAGTCGCTACGCGCACTGACTGCTTGTTGTCGAGCTTGTACAGTTCTTCCAAGATTCGCCTTTCGACAAACTCTCGCGTTGCCAACACCACCGAGGGGTCAATCTTCAGCGTGATGTTGCCCGTACTGCTGACGATGAAATTCATCCGCACGACCTGGGTCCGACCCGAACCCTGCGACATGATCGGCTTAAAACTCGGTGGGCAGTTCGCTACCGCCACCAGATCCCCGTCAGCGTCGTACAAACCAATTTCGCGAATCCAAAACCCTCCCTCGTCGGCCGGAATCACCTGCTCAGCGACAATCACCGCCGGGTTGACGGGGTCAATAAAAAGCTGATTCAGCGGTCGCCGACGCCATTCGTTGATCAACGACGTTTGGGCCGCACTTGGAACCGGGTCGGTGCCGTTGGCGTCGCCTACGCCCATGTCGGTAAGTTTCCACGGAACGCCGAGGGCATCGGCATTCGCCTGTTTCGCCGCTCCCACGTTCGTGAGAATCGCGAAAAATTGCGAGGTCTGATCAATCATGAGTAAACGTCCAAGATGTCTATGGTGTGTTCGCGCCCTACCACGCCGAAGGATCCGGTGACTTCAATGTCACGCATGACCGGCGGGTAAACGTCGATTTCGTCGCCCTCATACAGAGCAACACCGATGTTCAAATTCCCTCGGGTTTCGAGGCTGATCGCCAATCCGGTCATGTGACGGCTGACCGGCCGGGCGTCGTCGATCAGCCACGTCAGCTCCTGATAGGTTTCTTCGCTGATGCCTTCATCGGAAACGCCGATCTTCAGGGCAAACGTTCCTGGCACGCCCTTGGGCTCGGTCTGGAACCACTCGACTACCTCGATCAGATAGCCGAACGGTTCCACCACCCGGCGCAGAGCCCCGATGGTTCCTTTATGGGCGTGGACGTAGAACGAAGAGCGGATCACCGAGCGCTTGACCTCTTCGGGCCACGCCTCGTCCCAGCGGTCCACGGACCAGGCCCAAGCCAATTGGTAAAGCAGGTGCGCCGGGCAGGTGTCCGGGTTGTACAAGGTACGAAGCGGTATCTCGGTTGTTTCGTCGATAGCCGCCTCAATGGCCCGCTCAAGCTGGGCGCTGTTGAGGGGAAGCAGGCTTTTCATTTGCCACCCCGCGTTATGGTGAAACCCGTGCACCACGCCGCTTGGGCCTTGGTTGGGCGGATGTCCACCCACCCAGGGATCTCGACCCGGGCCACGCCGCTGACGTGGACCTGTGCATCAATCGCCGAACGGGCAACCTCAACGCCCAAGCGGCGCCGGGGGTTAATCCAGGCCTGCAAGCGCGCATTGCACTCGGCAAGTGCTGCCTCGTTTTCAGGGCCTGTACCGGCCATGTACACCACGGCATCGACTCGATAAGGCAGGATCTCGGCGCCCTGCACTGTCAGCCGATCAGCAACAGGCCGCCGATCTTCGTCGTTGAGGTGAGTGTCGACTTCGGCCAACAACTCGGGGCTGGCCGTACCATCGCCCTCCAGGGACAGCACCGTTACGACCACCTCGGCCGGCGCCGGGCTTTCGGCCGTGGCGTCTGCCACCAGGCCCGAGGCGTTACGGGCATGCAAGATGTAGCTGTTTCGCGGCCCGGCAGTGGTCAGCCCCTCATACCTAAGTTGCACCCGCTCGCGCAGCGCGTCGTAACTCTCCAGCACCGCCGGCACTGGGGGCACGGCGGTTGAGTCTTCAGCCTGGATGACCAAGCGCTGCAGGTTCACGTTGGCGGCCAACTGCTCCAGGTCGGCACCCGTGGCATGAGCCAGGAACAGCGCCTTGGCCGCGTCGTTGACCCTGGCCCGGTTCTGCATGCGCCGATAGGCGCCCAGCTCCAGCAGCTTGGTCACCGGATCGCTTTCAAGGAAAGCGGTCCAGTTGTCGCCCATGTAGTCGCGGAACGTTGCCAGGTCGTCCTGATACAACTCTTCAAAATCCAGACTCTCCAGCACCTGTGGCGCCGGCAACGCCGAAAGGTCGATAGTGCTCATGCGTTCACCTCCAGCACCACGCCATCGCCAATGTAAGAGCCCGTCAGTTGCAAGGTGATCTGTCCATCCACCACCGCAATGACCCGGACACGCTCAAGCTTCAAACGGGGCTCCCAACGCCCTAGGGCACGAGCAACCTCGGCCTGTACCGCGCTTTTCCAGCCTTCGTTAACTGGCAGGTCGACATAACGACGCATCTGGCTGCCGTACTCCGGCCGCATGCGACGGCTGCCGACAGGCGTGCTCAGAATGTCCTCAATGGACTGCCGCAAATGCGCCTGGCCGGACAGCGGCTGCCCCGTGCGACGGTCCACTCCGATCATGTGATTACTCCGCCAGCTGTTGCATATCCGGGTGTGCCTTGAGGAAGGCGTACTGATCATCGCCGCCGGCTGTAACCTGGCCGGCAATGACCGGCATGGAGATGCCGTCTGGCATGATCAGCGTGCGTGAGGTGTACCGGGTGTCGCGGAACACTCGCGCCGGTCCGATGGGCGCCGGCGACTCGGTTTGGACTGGCTCAGGCAACGCCGCGACGGCAGTTGGCCGCTCGGTGTCTGTTCGCGTTTTGCTCATTTGGGTAGCTCCAGAAATGCGAAAGCCCGCACGTGGCGGGCTGTGGGTAAATGTCGGAGTCAGTGTTTGTGGTTCGGCGTGTTGCCACCGGTATCGATGATTTTTCCGCCGCCGTTGATATCGCCCGTGACCTGTAACGGGCCGTTGATCAGCACATTGCCGGTCAGGGTGATATCGCCTGCCGTGGCGTTGATCTCGCTGTCCGTTACGACCACTTCGGTTCCGCCGACTTTGATCGTCACGGTACCGCTTGGCACGGTGATGGTGTAGGTGCCGGCCTGCCAGTCATAGACCAGCGAGCCCCCATCCTCGAAACGCCACACCTCGACATGGTCGCGGTTGTCCGGTGGTGCCCCGGCATCGCCATACAGACCGGGGATAAATGTGCCCTGCGCCACATCACCGCTGGCACTTACCAGAGTTCCCTGCTCGCCCATGCTGGGCGCTCGCCAATGACGGGCTTTGCCGGCTGCGATGCTGTGCCATCGCACCCAGGCACTGACCCAGTCCCCATCCGACACCCGACATGCGGGTGGCGAAGCGGTCAGATCCAGCGCGACCACATAACAATCCTTGACCAGGCCGGCCAGCATGCGGTCATGCTGCGCACTGGGGTAGCTCATGCCATATCCTCCGGTGGCTGATAGCTACCTTCGCTACCAGAGCCAGTGTCAGGGCTGAAACCCCAGAGCAAGGAGCCTGGCGGTTGATTCGGCCACGGCCACTCCTCTTCACCGAGGTAAATAGTTTGTGTCCATTCAACGACCCAGACCGCGTAACCATCCAACTCGGGGCGGGTCCAGTCTTGGGCGGCCCGAACAAACTCGGCGGGCTCAACCTCCAGCCCCCATGTCTGGATACGCAACAGCACGGCCATTTGTACGGCGGCGAATGCCGCTTTCTGCTGGCACTCGGCATCCTCACCGCCAACGATGAAGCGCACCTCCAAACGCGCAACCAGCGCCGTCTCCCCTGTTCCGGGATCTTGGCCGGGTTCCAACTCCGCCAGCTCAATCACCGCAGCAGGCAAGTCAATATGATCGGCCATATAGGGCATGGTCCGCACGCAGGCCAATCCTGGAATCGCCTGGTCGATATGAGCCTCAACGGCCTGATACAAAAGCTCAAGACTGAAGTCAGACACGGGCGGATCCTCGCAGATACTTCTGCAGTTCAAAGTTCAGTTCCTGCTCCAGGATCTCAAGCAGGCGCTGGTGAGCCCGATTGGTCCATGACTCGAAGTGTGGCCGGACGTCCTCCAGGGATATCTTGGCCTTGGCGAGTGGAAAGCGGCTGTCGTTCTCCGAGATCCAGCCTGAGCTAGCCCCACCACCGCCAGATACCTCACTGTCGGGATAGTCGCTGGCCTTGAAATGCTTGCTCGCGGTTCGAATCCAGATGTCCGGCCGCCCGCCATAGACCTTCTTGAAAAATGCCCCCTCATATCGACGCCCTGCTACCGAAACACCCGACCGTGATTGTCGTGGTCGCCCCGCACGGCTGGCCTCAATCGCATTGATGCCGAACCACAGCTTGCCTTGCCCGTTACCGGAAAGCGGGTAGGCCCGCAGGCGCTGCCGGACGGCAGACACCGCGATGCGTTCCTGCCGGCTGACGGTGCGGGCAATGTGGGTTCGCAACCACCGTAGTGTTTTGTTGATGGCCCGACGCTGTGCAGCTAAGGAAGCCTTGGGCACCAGGGCAGCGAAGTCAGCAAACGCCTTCAGATCCGACCGATCTGCCTGCAGCGTAATCATGCCGCTGCTGGCCGACTGCTTGACGTAGCTGCCGACGCTCATGGGGATTTCCTCAGCACCAGAGTCACCAAACCATCGCCGCCGGGCTCCGGCCTGACGACGATGTAATTACCACCGCCGTCATGCACCGGCAGGTCGACCACGACCTGTTGCCGCTCACTGACGCCCTCGGCGTCTGCCACCCGGATGACCAGATGCGGCTCGCGCAGGCCGGTGTTTATCCGGCCGAGTTTGGGTTGCAACCATGGCGCCGAAAACATGCCCAGGACCGAGCGGCCTTCGATCAGCGCCGGGTCGCCGAGGACATCGAATACCGTGTTGTCCAGGTCGCTGACCAGCTCGCGAAAGCTCATGGTTAGAGTTCCAGCAGGATCTGAGCACGGGGCCGTGAGCACAGGTGCAGCGGGTTGGATTGCGCTTCGCCGGCCACACCCTTGTTGAACGGCAACGGCTCCAGCTTGCTGTAGTACGGAATGCCCTGGGTATTGACCGTTTCCATGTAATCCGCCGGAGCGAACACCGAGATGTACAGGTCCGGCACACCTTCAGGGACCAGCAGCGCCTTGTCATCATGGACGAAGGCCACACCGGCCACCTTGCCACGGTAGCGCTCCCAGACGATGCCGCCGAACTCGAAGCTCTCCCGAGCGTCACCGCGCAATGCCGCCGCTTGCTGCGTGGCAATGTAGGTTTCCTTGATCGACTTGTGAACGATCAGCTTGTTCCAGAAATTCTTGCCACAGAAGGCGCGGGAGCCGGTGCTGGTGACGCTGCCCAGCGCGTCCTCCTGCATGTCCAGCGCCTCCCCGCACTTAACGCGCAGTTCGGTGCTCGGGTCGTTCAGCCCCATGGACAGTTTTTGTCGGGATACTCCGAAGGTGGCGTATAGGTCCAACAGAGGTGTCGAACCGTCGGCGTCCAGAATCAGGCCGTTGAGCGCGCCCATGCGCTGGAATTCGTGTGTAGCGTCCAGCTGCCGGCGTGCTTTTGCCAGTCGGGTGTTCACGACGTCCTGTACTGCTTGCAACTCAGTGCGGGTGCCGAACGCTCGGATGCCCTGAATCTCGTCGGCCTTGATGGTGAAGCGTTCAGGCAGATGCACAGTGTTGAAAGGGATCATCTTGCGTTTACTGGCACCGACCACCAAACCCGAAGTACCGCGCTCACCCGCCGGCACCAGGGCCAGGGTGTCGCCATCCTTCTCGATTTGCACTGTCAGGGTAGCAACGCCCTCTTCTTGAAACAGGCCGAGGCTGCTGATGCGGCCCGGCAGATAGGGTTGTTCGTTGATTGCTGCGGTGAGCGCTGGTACGGCAAACGCTTCGTCGTCAAAAATGGCGATATCGGCCATGGGTACACTCCAGAAATGAAAAAACCCGCCGGAGCGGGTTCAAAAAAGATTGTTTGTAGATCTATCCCTGACGCAGAGCTCGAATTGCATTGCCGATCCCATCGGCATTCAGGTCCAGTGTTTCCAAGGCAGTCGTGACGTTGTCCGCAACGTCCAACGAACCTCTATCAGCGACCCAGTTGGAGAGTTCTTCAACGGCAGCGCCAATTGCGTTCTGATTGATCAGCAATAGCTCCAGGGCGCTGGCTAGGGCTTCGTTGTGGTCTGGCATAGAAATCGTCCTTAGTGGAGTTTTCTCTCATGCTAGTTCAACCACTTTAACGAACGATCAGAAAATGCGCGGCAAGGGCCCTTTCCGCGTCGGGGTCGAGGCCGGTCAGATGGGCTTCGCTCACCTCCGCCAGACGCACCACGGCACGGGCTCGACGGACCACGTCGGATTCGCCAAGCGGGCCGAAGAGGATCGCCACGGCGGTTTGCGTGCCGTCTTCGGATGTCGGGTCGTAAGGGGCGAACTCGCCTGTGGCGGTGATCAGCCCGAGGACCTGCCCTGGGTTCAGGGCTGGGCCTGCCGCGACGTTGATCGCTTCACGCGAGATGTTCCCGGCACCCTCGGACAGGAGGAATTCTCCGGCGTGCATCGGTTCCAGTTTGATGGTCATGGTCTTGCTCCTTTCGAGGTATTAGCGCTACCTGACTGCGCCGCCTGACGGGCTGCCCAGATAGAGGTGGGGTCGGGTTGTTTGGCCTGGACCTTCGGGGCCGGGTCTGCGTTGAGCGGTAGGCTGTTGTCGATCTCGAAGCCTTTGCCGCTGCCCACCAACTTGTCGAACAGACGCGCTCGAACCGAGGCGGCATCCAAACCGGCCGCGACGTACTCGGCGCTGAACTCGGGCAGTCGTGCGGCAACGCACAGATCGTTTACGGCCTTGGCGCGGGCCAAGCCCGCCAGGACGATGGCCTCGTTTTCCAGCCTGGTGGAGTTGAGCAGTGGCTCAATCAGGTTGCTGATGCCATCCGCCGTACAACGCTGGGTGATCATCAGGGCCAGCTTGGCCGAGTTCGCCACAGGAGGTTCCTGGGGCAGATCAGTAGGTTCAGGCTCCAGTTCGATATCCGGCTCAGGTGGCTCGTCCAGTTGGGCGAGCAATTCAGCCGGGGCATGCTGGTAACGCTGCAGCACGGCGCCCTGCCCCAGACACGCCTTGACCTTCACCCCGTCGCCCACCTCATCGGCGAGCCCCAGGGCCACCGCTTCGTTGGCAGTCAGCCAGGTTTCAGCCGCCACCAGACGCCGAAGCTCGGCTTCGTCGATGTCCGGTGCCTTGGCCTTGTAGGCCGCGATGATGGCCTCCATGGTTTGATCCAGGACGTCGGCCACTTTCCGGAAGTCTTCGGCGTCCCCTGCCGCGTAGGTCCATGGGTTGTGGATCATCAGCATGGCGTTGGAGGCGATGACCACGCGGTGGGCCCCGCAGACCGCGACACTGGCCGCGCTGGCTGCCAGGGCATCGACCCGGCCGGTGCAACGCTCGCCGAGGCGGGACAACGCGTTGTGCATCGCCAGACCATCGAACAAGTCGCCGCCGATGCTATTGAATGCGGCGATAACCGGCGAAACGCCGTCGTCCATGGCGCGCAGATCCTGCACGAACTGATTGGCGGTGATGCCCCAGGTGCCGATTTCGCCGTAGACGAACACCTCGATAACCCGCTCCTCGGCTTCGCCGCTCTCCTGCACGGCGTACCAGGTCTTGTCCTGGACGTTCACCCGCTGGCCGGCTCTGTTGTAAATGCGCGGAAGCGCTGGTTTGCTCATGATTGCTCCTTGTCGTCAGTAACCTCGACGGCTTCGTGCGTGTTGTAGTTGAGGCCCAGCGCCTGGGCTCTAGCGTTGTCGGCTGCGTTTTCCGCGTCGACGGTTTCAGCGTCGTAACCGGTGCGGGTGACCATCTCGCTACGTGAGGCGAACCCGGCTTGCACTTCCATGCGGCGGGCCTGCACGTCCTGAACTGGCTGGATGTAAGCCCAGCCTTGCGGCACCCAGCGCGTACGCAGGTATTCACGGCGCCGTTTGGCGTAGTCGTCCAACACCAAGGCACCCGACAGGACCGCCATGTCCATCCAGGCGGCACGGATCGGGCGGCAGAGCTGGTGCACATAAACGCCAAACTGAAGCTGTTCCAGGCGGCGCCGGAACTCGTTCAACACGACGCGCAACGCCCGGTCATTCACTTCACGCATGTCACCGGTGAGGATCTCGTATGGCGTGCCGGTGCCCGCAGCTGCGGCCATCAGTTGTTGGCGCATGAAGTCGGGGTAGTTGTTGCCTGCGTCCGGCGGCTTGGAGAACTCAACCTCTTCGCCGGGCCCCAGCTCCTGCATGGTGCCGGGCTCCAGCGCGACCATGGGCGTGAAGCCGTCACGGTCAAAGCTCAGCGGCTCACCGGTGACGGGATCCCTTGGCACGGGGCCAGAGTCCGGCGCCGGGCGGCTGATGAAGCCTGCGAAGAGATTTGCTACTTCCTGCCGGAACAGCACTGCGTCGTCATAGTTATCCAGGCTACGCAGGCGCTTGAGTACGGGAGACAGGCGCGGTACACCGCGCAATTGCCCCGGCTCCACCGGTTCGAAGATGTGCAGCACCTGCGATGCCGGTACCCGTACCAACTGGTTGTAACCAGCGTTCAGCGATACGCCGTCGCGGGGGTGCGACAGGTACATCCAGTAGGCCACCCGCTTGCCCTCCGGATTGAACTCGATGCCAGCACGAATGGCGTTGCCGGTGCGCGTGGTCTCGAATTTGTCGTGGGGCACGAACTCCGGCGCGAGGATCTGCACCTGGAGTGGCACCGCCAGCCCCTCGTCCAGGCGGCGTGGTCGTAAGCGGACAAAGCATTCGCCGGAAGTCTCGACGGTGCGAGCGACCAGCGCCTGCTGCCCATAGAAGTCGGTGTGCTCATCGGCGTCCGACTCGTCCACCCAGTCATCCCATAGCAGCTGCAGCAACTTGCGAAGCGCGTTGTCTTCGGTGTTCGGCCTTGGCGTGATGCCCGTGCCGATCAAGTTACTAACGCGTTTGTCGATGACGTTAAAGGCATACGGGTCGTTGCGCACCGCCGCCCGTGACCGGCCGCGCAGGTTGCGCAGTGCCGGTGTGTTGATGCTGTTGATTCCGTTGTCGGGCGCATCCCAGCCAGTGGATCGGCGACCCTCTCCGGCGCCTTCGTAACTGGCCTTGATGTTCGACGGCAACAAGAATCCGCTACGGCTGAGCGTCGGATAGTGTCGGGCCATCAGACTCCTTTGCCTCCGTGATAAAGCCGAACTACGCGGGAGCGCGGCCCGGCCGCGTTGACCAGAGAGGTGCGGATCTCGTCGCGAGCCTTGATCAGCTCGTCGACGGTGCGGTACTCCACGGTGCGGTCGGTGTAGCGCACGACTTTTTCACCGCGAGCGATGGCCGCCTCAACCGCGTCGAGGTGCTTCTGTGTAAAGGACATATCAGCGTCTCTTCAGATAGCCGCTAGTGGAGCTACGGCGTTGAGGGGGTGGTGCAGCGGGTCGTGGTTGAACCGCTTGAGCGACTGGTTGTGGTGTTGGTTGGGGCATGGCCGCCGGAACAGGCTGAGTGACTCGTTCGCCCTGGACGGGCTTGATCCCCAGCGCGTCATCGAACAACCCAGACTGCGCCAGGGCCTGGCGGACCCGCTCCCAGTCGTGCTCCTTGTAGCGGTTGATGCCCAGGTAATGCGCCATGGCAAGGCAGTACACCATCAGGTCGAGGGCTTCGTTGCGCTCGGCCTTGCCCTTGACCCATTCAATGCGCTTGTGACCCCGCACGTAGCGGGCGACCTTACGTTCGGCCACGCACTGGTCGAAGAAGTCGTCTGGCAGGTCACTGGCAAAGTGCAACGCGCCCGAGCCGGCCTCGAATGGGTAGCGGTTGTAGATCCAGTCTTTCGCCGTGTCGGTACCGACAAACCACAGCTCGGCGCCGTTACGTTCGGTCTGACCTTTCCAGGTCACGTCTACCATGGATGGCCGCTGAGCAATCACCGGCTTGCCGGGCTTGCTCGCGCCCTTGATGGCGAACACGTTGCGCCAGCGGCGCACGCGGCAGAACTGATAGACCTCGTCGGTGTGATGGCCGCCGGAGTCGACAGCCGTTGCCAGAATGCCCAGGCCGACACCGCACGGGTGCCGGTACTTGGCCTTCAGTAATTCGTCCAGCGCCGCCCAGGTGCGATCATCCGCCGGGTCGCCTGCAACGATCTGGTAGTCAATGACCCAGCGCTCCATGCCGACGCCCCAGCCCATCGCCATGAACTCCAGGCGGTTGGCCTGGACGTCAACAGCTCCGGTGATCATAAGCACGCCGGCCGGCATCGAGCCGAGGGTGAAGTTTTCCAGGCGTGCCCGGTGCTTCAGGGTATCGGCCTTGGTTTGCTCCTGGGCGCTGTCCCATACCTTCGCCAAACGGGTGTTGTAGAACACCTGCATCGGTTCAAGGTCGCCTTTTGCCTGGGCTTTTTTGGCCTTTTCGAACTGCTTGGCGAGGGACTTCCAGTCCATCCAGCCGAGCGGTGAATACAAGGCGTTGAGGGTGAACCCCACCGTCTCGCCGTCACCCTCGGCATGGGCGCGCCATTCGCCTTTGGCGAGCATCTCGGCCTTGTGGTACTCCTCGATCAGCACGTCACAATCAGGGCCTGCGCACTGGTAGTGCACCACGCTGAAGTCCCGCGAGTAGTGCAGACGTTCCCATTCCAAGGTCTGCATATGGCCGCAGGTGGGGCACGGCACGTAGTAGTGACGCTGGTCGCTGCCCTCGAACAGGTCGGAGATCCGCGAGGCACCTTTGATGGTTGGCGAACTGGAGAAGTAGAACTTCGCATTGCGACCGAACGTACTGCCCCGCGTTTCCGCCAGCTCGATGGGGTCGCCCTCCTCGCCGATGTCCACTTCCCAACGGTCGATCTCGTCGCCGTAGACGTAACGCGCCGACAACTCCGAAAGGTTGGCCGCCGAGCCGGCTGTGGTGACGTACAGCGAGCCGCCTTCGAACTCCTTGGTGTCCATGGTGTTGCGTGAGTCTCGCGAGCGGCTGGAGGCCACCCGTTCGCGCAGTACCGGCGTGGCCTTGATGGTCTTGCCAATCCGCGAGGAGACCCGCTTCGCCAAGCCCAGGCTAGGCAGCAGAGTCAGGATGTTCGACGGCGCCATGTGGATCAGGCCGCCGATCCAGTTCAAGGCGATCTGGGTTTTCATCAACTGCGAGGCGACCATGGTCACCACGCGTTTGCAGGGGTGAGCCGGTGACAAGCAACGCATGGGTTCGCGGGCATACGGTGTACGCGCCGTGCGGTACTGGCCGGGCTCGGCGGCGCCGGTGTCACGCGGGATGCGCATGTATTCGTCGGCCCATACATCGATCCAGACATCCGGGTCGGGACGCAGCCCACGGAAATACGCCTCGCGGTACACCTCTGCACCGTCAGGAATTTCCGTGGGCATAGGCTCAACTCGTGTTCAGGGCGTGTTCAAGGTCCGCCGAGGACAGGCGTTCCGCGTCCTCCAGCGTGCGGCGCAAGGCCGCCGTCAGGTGCTTTTCGATTTCCCAGGGGTCGGTCATGACCGCCAGCTCCGGCGCTAGCTGTGGCGGCATGCCAAACAGCTGATCGCGCAGGAGGCGGCCAGCGTTGTAGGCGCCCAGTTTCACAGCGGGTAATGCGACCAGTGCCCCCTTGGCCTTGTGCAGCTCGATTTCCGCGAGCTGGGCCAGGTTGTGCTCGCGCAGTGCGCGGGCCTTCTGGAAGTCGGGTAGCTGCCCCGCAGGGGTGTTCGCGGGCGGCGGCGCAGCCGTGCAAGTCGGCTCAACCGAGGTTGAAAGCTGGCCGTACACGTCACGCTGAATCCGGTCCTGCTGGTGACGTTCGGCGACGGCGGCCTTGCTCGGGTCGGCAGTGTCGCGAATCAACGCTTCGCTGGCCTGAACATCGACTTGTTTGCCGTCGGCACTGAGCACCAACCGGTTATTGTTTTTCAACCAGGTGATGTAACTCGGTGCCCTGCCGATCCGGGCCGCGAAGGCGCTCTTCGACAGGTACTGTGGTTCTGTCATGAGCCCTCCTTTCAACGGCTTTTCAATGCAGACCTTTCAATTTCAATGGGTTGAATTTCAGTAAGCTGGCAACCCTGCCGCTAACGCTTTCCCGCGGGTTTGCGACCCCGTACCCCAGGAAAAACGGCAGGGTCCCCGGCGCCAAAATTACCCCTGCCCGCCAACGGTGGGTGGTGCCTCTGCTACACCCAGCCGCTTGGCGGCCCAGCGTTCGTAAAGGCCGATGGCTACATCGGCGCCGGCCATCGCCGTCAGGCTTCCCAAGGCGCCTGCTGTCCAGAGCGACATGCCGGCGGCGATCATCAACATCATCGCCGACACCCCGCAGACAACGCAGCCACCGGACCGCAGTGCCAGGCGCCTCAACAACACCCAGCCCCGCGCCCCGTCCTTGTCGGCACGCCACATCTCCCCCGATACGCCGCCGACCAAGGCCAGAAGAATTACTAACCAGATCGGCATCTCTGCCAGTGCTTGCTGCTCGCTCGTCATTGCCCGCCCCTTAAACGCAAAAACCCGGCGCAAGGGCCGGGTTTGGTGTGTGGTGCCTGCCGCTTTACGCGGTCGCACCTATCGAAGATGAGTACTTTTTACAGGTCGATTCCGGTGGCAGCAAGCCTGTTTTAATGCCACCCGGTGAATGTCTGGTGAACGCCTAGGCAATGTCGGCGAATATCTTTATTTCGGCTTCCAGCGCCTGGGGCGCTGTCCTTCCTGTCCCACTATCTCGGGTCAAAGTAGGACAGCTACAGACGCCTAGAATCGGGGCCTGCCCCACTGTCCTACTTTATTTTCTATTCTCTCCCGTAAAGAGAAAAAGCTAAGAGCACGCGTGCGCGCCATGGGCGCGTATGCACTCCCGCTACGCTCACACATGGGCGGGACGTGCGGGAAGGTTGGACAGTAGGACAGACCAACAACAGCGCGGCCCGCGCTCGTCCAACTGCATCAAACAACAGTGGGACAAGGCGAGCCGGTAGGACAGCCACAGACGCAGACAGGATCAAGCAGCGATCCCGATCAACAGCCCATAGATGCACAGGTGCGCGTCATGCAGGCGCTGGTAGTAGGTGTCACGCCCGCAGCTGCAATGGGCATACTTCAGGCGCATGTCGGTGTCTTGGTTGCAGTAGTGCTCTCGCACGATTTGCTCATGCACCGGATCGAGATGTTTGGTCACGATCAGCTCAATATCCAGAGAACCTTCCAAGGGCGCACGGAACGCCCGCCGGCCTCGAATCAGTTGCCCATTGCTCTCCATCATCATGGCAACCATGTTCCCACCGGCGAGCCCGCCTGCACTGAGGTCGCTATGCAGCTCCTCGGCCCATTTACGCAGCCGCGCATCGATTTCCTTAATCATCGAAACATGGCTCCTGAATCGGCTGGACTTTCAGGTTCGATGCTCCACCCCAATCTTTTGGCCTCTTGTAACCCCAGGGCCGGACGCCGCTCTTAGGCAATGCGGATAGCCGGACCTTACGCCAACCCAACCGGTGCATGATCGCCCCAACGCGCATCTGTTCAGGCTTGCCCCAATGTCCGTAGTCCAGCTTCAAAGCCCCAAGCAAAATGTCTGTGCCGGTCGCCGTCTCTCCAACCTGATACTCCTCGAGCCAAGTCAGAATGGGGCCTTCCCACTCATCCACCACAAAGCGCTCTTCCTGAGCTTCAGCGAACAGTGGCGCCTCCTCCCGGTTAACCCACCAGATATCGCCAGACTGATAGCAAAACATCGCCTCGGCCCACAGCTGGTCACGGATTTCGCGCAACTGGTCCAGATCCACCTTGGTACAAGCCACCGGCCAATAACGCCGGTTGCCCGTGGCATCCTTCAGGTACTCGTCCTGGTTCGTCGTACCCACGAAAACACACTGGCGTGGCACGTCCATCGTTCTGCGGCCATAGCTCTCGCGGTAAGTGTCCGTCGAGGCCGAGAAGAACTGCTTCGCCTTGGTGGACTCGGCCTTGTTGAAACTGTCCAGCTCCCCCAGCTCAACGATCCACTTGCCGCGAATCGCCTGGAACCCATCCTTGTCGCCCAAGGCGAAGGGGGTATCCATAAACCAGGCACCACCCAGCACCGACATGGCCGTGGATTTACCGGCGCCCTGTGCGCCTTCGAGGATCATCACAGAGTCAGCCTTGCAGCCCGGCTGCATCACCCGGCCGACCGCCGACACCATCCAGCGCTTACCGACCTTGGAGCTGTAATCCGTCGGGGCTACGCCCATGATGTCTGTCAACCAGGTGTCGAGCCGGGGTACCCGATCCCACTCCAAGCCATTGAGATAATCGCGTACCGGGTGAAAGGCATGGTCGTGTGCAACAACACTGACAGCCTCAATAACACTGCTCGCCTTGACCCGCAGGTTGTATTGTTGCGCGAGCCACTTCATGACCAGCATGTCATCAATGTCAGCCCAATCGCCGACACCGCCGCCATACGGGGCAGCACGCAGCTTGACGATCTTGGAGCTGAACGCACTGAAGCCAATCACACCGGCCCAACGTTCATCGTTGCCCAGGATCAGCTCGACGTTTTGCATGTGCGCGATCAACATGCCGTTTTCCGTGCGAGCCAACTGGTCTTTCCAGCCACCCGCTGCAGGAGGCTTCACGACCGCCAGAACCTGGCGGCGCACCGCCTCCAATCCTTCAGCACAGTGCAGGTCGTTGAAGTCGGTCCACTTGTCCTCTCGCTCCCCCGAAAAGATCGGACCTACTACCTGACCACCCACAACCGTAGCCGCGTTGTTGGCTTTCTCTTCACCTGGGTTCCAGGGCTCGCCATTAGGGCGCTTGGTTTTCCAATCATCATCCCGGCAGATGATGATTGAACGCCCCGGGAACCGCTCGCGCATTGCCTTGGAGACCGTCATGAGGTTGCCCGCATCAAAGGCAATGGCGACCGTCAACGAGGTCGCCATGTGCAGGCTCGCACCGGTGGCGTAGCCCTCACACACCAACACTGGCTCGCCCGGTTCAGGGTGCGGACCAATGAGGTGGAAGGCACCTTCCTTCGCCATCCCATAGGGCCAGTAAGACTTGTCGCGGCCGGTGTCCTCTTGCTTCTCGGGGAATATCACTTGCAACCCGACGATCTGGTCCCGAGCGTTTTGCATGGGCACTAAAACCGCGCCGGAGCGCGGGGCATAACGAACGCCCAGACCCACGATCTGCTTTCGATCCAGATAGGCGCTACGGCCTTTCTCGGGCATCCGCTTGAACAAACCAGCGGCACGGTTAGCCGCTCGACGGGCAGCGTTGGCAGCCTTCTCAGCGGCCTTGCGCTTGGCCTCCTCCTGCCGAGCGCGCATGACTTCTCGCTCTTCAGGCGTCATCCGGCCAGGCTTAACTTTGATCTTTTGCGTTTCCCCTGTACGCCAGTCGCCGAACGCACCGAAGATCAAAGTTTCGCCCTTCTCGGTATGGTGTTCGTGTAGAACGTACCAGCCGTTTTTCTCTTTGCCCTTATCCAGGGTGGTCTTGCATCGAGTCAGCTTGCCGTAAATCAGCGGCTGCGCGGGCTCCAGACCGAAGTCCGCAAATTGATTCAGCACGTCATCGAGCATGACGAGCCTCCCGCATCTCATCGATGGACTGACAGTTCACACACTGCGTGCAGCCCTGCTGGGCCAGTCGCCGCGCCTCGGGGATCGGATCGTCACAGCTTTCACAGAACAACAACGAATGCCCAGGCAACGCCGGCTTGAACGCACTGCGAGCAGCAAGCGCCTGATCGATTCGCTCCTGTACCAAGTCATTGGCGAAATCAGCAATATCAGCCACGGCCGTCACCCCGCGTTGTGTGGTTGACGTACGTGGCGCGGTTGAACAATCCCAGCAGCCCCTGGATACCTCGAAACACCTGCAGACGAATTGCGGCCAGCTCGTGATCGCTGACCACCCCATCACCAATGCTCTTGGCCCAGGTATCGGCCAGATCGGCCACCTGCCGGAAATACTCGGCGAGGCCGATGGTCAGGGTTTCCGGCATGTCAGTGGTGTACACCTCAGACAGTTCGTGCCAGATCGTATCGCCGACCAAGGCATGCACCGCATCCAGGATGCGCCTGTCCTTCGTCAGTTCGAGGATCTCGCCAAACTCTTGAATGTTCACCGAGTGGCTGGGGTGCGTGGGAGACAGCTTGTGCTGCAGCGTGGTGGGGTTGCGGCCGGTGGTGGCGGCGATTGCAGCGGCGCCGCCAGGGTAATCCCGTGCGGCATGGTAAAGCGCCAAATCGAGCGGCAGGACTTCCCGCTGTGCTCGTTCGACGCAACTCAGAGCGATTCGGCTCATGGCATTATTCCTAATAAGTTGCCAGTGCCGCGCGACATGCAGTGGTGATACATTTGCCGCGTGGCTTGAAAGGGCCCAAACGCCGGCTAGATCTTAGGGATCGATACCGGCACCGTGCCGGGGCGAACAATCCGTTGTTCACCCCTGGCGCAACAGCTGCCCAATCTGTGGTGGAAAAGGCAGCAACACCAAGGCTTCCGAGCCTTGGGAAAGCGCGATAAAGGGAGGTGGTTTGCATGTGGTGTGCCCGCCTACCTTTTATCGCGACCCGGCAGCGCTGTGGTGGTGCGTGCCGGGAGGAACTGGGCGACCTTTAGGTCGCCTTTTTTCTATCTATGCTACGCAGCCCTATTTCGTATGGCCGACTCGGTGATGCCAAAATGCTCCAGAACCTCGGAAAGTGAGACCTTGCCCTCGCTCTCGCGAGCCAAAGATTTGATCAATGAAACACTTGGATCTTTGCTGGCGTATTTGACGTGCACGCGTAGATAGCTAGTCGCAATCCGAGATCGCCTCGCATAGGCGGCGAGCATCTCCGCATTCAACTGATCAATGTAGTCACGTAATTTCATGGTTTGCCCTCCCGACACAAAATTAACCTCAAAGGTTGTTTTTTGCAATACCCAAGAGGACATTCACCTACAGGGTTAATCGAGCCAGAATTGGCGAATGAAAATCACAGAAACCAGACTTCAGAATTTCCGTCGACTACTCGCAGAAAAAAATCTGCGTTTGACCGATGTCGCTGAGCTTCTAGGGAAAGCCCCTGCCCAGATCAGCGCGTTTGGGGGGAAAAACCCTACTAAAGGTATTGGGGATCAAATTGCCAGGGAAATCGAGAAAGCCCTTCACCTACACGAGGGATACCTCGATATGCCCTTTGGACTCGGGGAATTTAACAACGCGACTTTGATTAGCCTTACAGGACGTAAATTGCCAGTTATGGGTTCAATCGCCGCCGGCGCTTGGTGCGAAACAAACGCTTTTTTTGATCCACGTGACGCTGAAGAATGGATTGATGCTCCCGGCCCTGTGGGGCCGCGAGCTTTTATCCTACGTGTCGAGGGCATGAGCATGGAGCCTAAGTTTCTTGAGGGAGACAAGATAGTTATCGATCCTGCTCTTGAAGCACTGCCGGGCCATTTCGTTGCGGCTAAGCGTACAAGTGATCAAGCTGCAACTCTCAAACAATTGAGGCAGGAGGGAGGAGAGCAGTTTCTATACGCTCTCAATCCAGATTGGCCCGACCGAATTATAAAAATGAGCGAAGAATGGAGTATCTGCGGTCGCGCACGGTGGAAGATCTCTGATCTTTGATCGAGTCTATCAAGGCAATTGGAGTGCACAAATAGAATGCTCGAAAATTTAAAACACATAAAAAATCCACTAACCTTAATTTCTATATTTGCTGGAGCAGCAGAACTTGGCGGAGCTGCTGTACTCCCCTTCATCTCCGAATCCAATCAAGAATTATACATATATTTTTTAATATTCTTCCCTATCTATACCGTGACACTTTTCTTTGCCACGCTGAACTTTAATCATCGAACCTTATATGCACCTTCTGACTACAAAGACGAAAATAATTTTGTCGCACAATTTGGAAGAGCAACAGCTGAAGAACTGGTCAGGAAGCTAACAGAAGAAACAAAAGAGGTTCAGGCAGACGCGAAGGAACATAGTACAACGCAACAGAGCCCGCCAGCCACTGAGACGAGTAATCATACTGACGCAGGTGACAAACCTGAAGCATCACAACCATCTCCGTCACCTGAAGCCCAGAAGACGACAGATGGTGGTGACTCCAACCAGCCAGATAATCCTCCCGCCGACGATGCATCTCACCCCAGCGACGGGCTCGGAAAGCTGAACGAGCCTAACAAAGGCAACAAAGTTGATCAAACTTCCTTTGATGAACGCTATTATAAAGACTTGAAACTGCCTGAGCTATCTAGGCTTGACCCTAAATATATGGATCTTATGGAGCCATATGAAAGGGAACATCAAAAGCTAATGGCGAACGTTGTCTTAATTGAAAAACTCGCTATTAGCAAGCTCTCCGAAGAGCTAAACATAAACTTCAAAGAGGATGTGACCTTTCGACCCAGCGGATCAACCGTCAAATATGTTTTCGACGCCGCAAATTATTCGAACCAAGAAGCACAAGTCGTCGAAGTAAAGTTATTCACTAATCGCTTCGACCCTAAACGCTTTCTTAAGACACTAGAAAAAGCCCACAACCTAAGCCGTACGTTTACTTCACTGGGCAGACTTACGATGCACCTGGTTATTGTTCTGGAAAGGATGAACCTAGATCCATGGGAAATACGGGATCGCATGAAGGAAGTGACCAGTGATTACGGTTTCGACATCTTTATCCACATTACCACTACAACTGATCTTCAAAAGGCTGACCCCATCTTTTACTAATTCTCATTCTCATTCTCATTCTCAACAACGGTCATACCTACCAATCAAAGCACCCTCAAAGGTTATTTATTCTTGATTTATTAACCTTTGAGGTTATATTTGTCTCACTCTTCCACCACAGAGCGAGGCAAAACCATGCACACCACAGCATCCCTGCATATCCATCCGGCCGTTGCCGATCTATCCCGCATTTTCGAAGTCAGGCGCTTAGCCCGCGTTTCCGGCTGCACCTTCATTCCGTCTAAACCCAAGCAACAGGCCCGTACCGCGCCGACTTCCTTCGATCCAAACGATGGAGGCCGGGCAGCATGAGCAAATTCCTGATCGACAACCGCACACTGACATTACTCAGCGCCCAGGTGAACCTGAGCGGGACTTTCAATCACACCCTTCGACGTTTGTATCGACGCGATGTGTTGGCGTTTCGGCTGAAAGTTGAACGCAACAAGACTGACAGCACCTTCACCGTTGAGCTGGGCTCAGAGCGCCACACGCTGACCGTGTCCAACACCAAAAAGACTCACCTGAAGCTCGCCGACTTCATTGAGGAGGTGGTCAACGGCCCCTCTGACCTGACAGGCGAACCCCAGTCGAAACGACATGCTGAACGCGAGTACGGCGCTTTCAGTAGCCAGCAGCGAGAACAGGTTTTCAGACTGGTTTCCACAGGCGGGTTTATCGACCTGGACCTGGGCTTTGAACTGCCGATCCGGCTCGCCGTGCACCGCACACGTACACGCTCGGGCATCACCGTAGTCATGAGCATCGGCGTCAAAAGCCCGCGTACCAAGTGCTTCACCGTGTACGGCACCGACGCCGAGATGTACGAGCAGGTTTGCGAATCCATCAACCACCTGGCTGCGCTGGCGACACCCGCCGCGCACGCAGCATAGGAGGGCTGACATGGAGCGCAATCTCGAAAAGACCGCCAAGCACTTTGGCCTGACCCGCCCCACCCTGATCAAGCTCATGCGCGAGAAGGGTCTGCTCACCGACCGCAACCTGCCGGCGTTCCCCGTCCGCGACCGTGAATACCTTCGGGTCAAGGACAGCAACTGGTACCACGACACGCTGGGCATGCAGTACAGCCAATCGACACGCGTCCGGCAGGCCGGCATCCCCTGGCTAGCAGAGCAACTGGGCCTCGACCTTCCTGCCATCCCGGCAGACAACCGTGACGTGGCCTAGGGAATACGCCCGCCAGATCATCGCCCTACGCACCCGAGAGGAGCGCAACGCCGCGCTCCTTGAGGTGCCGGAGCATCTGCGCGAGCTGACCAAACGCCACTGCCTGAATGCCTGGAACCACCCGGCCCGATTCAAAACGCATGGAGAGCCGAAAGCCTCATGAGTAACCGACCTCAAAACCCGCTGCGCCTGATGCCAGCACCGGAGACGGCCACCGTCGAGCTGCTGTATCGCACCTTCGGCGACGTGCTTATCCCCCTCGAAAAGCTGCGCGTGCAGTACTTCCGCAACCTCAACGAGCAGTCGTTTGCAGCCGAAATCACCAGCGGCCGCATTCAACTGCCCGTGACCACGCTGGACAGCAGCCGCAAAGCACCGAAGTACGCGCACATCCGCCACGTCGCGGCACTGATCGACATCCAGGCCTACAAGGCCGACGAAGTCCACGCGAAGGCCCAGGCCGACGCAACCGAAGAAGTCCAACCGTAACGGCTGCCACCACCAGCCACACAAACCACCAGGAGCACACCACATGACTGCAATTCAAATCTATGCGCTGATAGCAATCGCCCTATCGACGAGTGCCGTCTATTGGATCGCCTACCGAAACGGCTTCAGCAATGGCCGTGCCGAGGGCTACAGCGAAGGCTATGACGTCGGCGGCTGCGCTGGATTTCGAGACGGAATGGATGAAGGCAAAGCCATCCAGCGCTCTGACAATTGGGAAGAGATCCGCAACCTTGAGCACACCCTAAATCAGGCCAGGGACCAACACAAAAAACTTTACGCCCATTACGAACGCGCTTTGGCGGCCTCGAAACTCGGGGAACCTGCCCGCCAGACGCTACTGGATATTGCAGAAAAGCTGCGGATCGCTGCCGCCACATTTAACGCGCTGCGCACCGGAAAGGCCATCACTCGCGAAACAACCGCTCTACGCGATCAGGCCCTTGCCATGGCTGATTTACTTAAGCCCGTCGAGATAAAAGTCGATGCAAAGGTTGAGATAGCGCCTGGCAGTATTTCTCTCAGAACTGACGACGCAAAAAAAGCTGCCCTGTATTTCCAGCAAGAACACCAAGCAATCGCCACCACCACGCAGAAAACTGTAGGGGGTGCCGCATGAGCCGCCACATTCCAACGTTACGCCTGACTCCACAGGCTGCCGGCGTGCTGCACCAGCAACACGCCAAAGCCACCGCTAAACTGCGCGAAGTGACACGATTCCGCAAAGAGTTCGACCGGCAGCTGTCGCTGCTGATCGACTACGACGCCCTGCGCAAGTTGCACAAGGACACCCAGAACGCCCTGCTGCTCGCCGACCTGGTCAAGGAGGCAGCATGAACTGGATCCTCACGCATACCGGCAAACGCTTTGACCTGTTCGAGCCGGACGTCGACATGATCGACCCCCGAGACATTGCGCACTCGCTCGCTCATTTGTGCCGCTTCAACGGCCACACCCGCGAGTTTTACAGCGTGGCCCAGCATAGTTGCTTGGTTGCGGACTTGGTGCCGGCCGAGCACAAGCTCGCCGCCCTCCTCCACGACGCGACCGAAGCCTACATCGGCGACATGGTGCGGCCGCTCAAACAGTGGATGCACGCCTACCAGGACGTCGAGACATGGATCTGGGAACGCATTTGCACCCGCTTCAGCATCGATCAGGACCTGCCGGCATCCGTCACCCAAGCCGACCTGATCGCCCTGGCCACCGAGCGCCGCGACCTGATGCCACCTGACCCGGCCACCTGGGATTGCCTTGTCGGCATCGAACCCGCGCCCGAACGCATCCGGCCGTGGTCACCCACCGAAGCCCAGCTCACCTACCACCAGCGCCTGATGGACCAACTCGCTATCGAACACCGGAGGAAAGCGGCATGAAGCAAGTACAGAACCACACCCCATCCCAGGCCGCTTTGCTCCGCAGCGCTAGCAGGGTCGACGCGCCTGTAAAAAACAGTCTCTGCTGCGCAGCAGCAGGCATTATTGATTCTTCCAGCGCCACTGCCGAGGCACTTATACCCCACAAAAAGCTGCGCGAGGCAGCGAAACCTAATGCAACGCTAATTGCTCAAAATCGCTCGCTCGCGCAGCCTTTTTTGGGGTATATGCGCCAGCCGCCTGCTCAGAAATTGATGGCCGAGACCTTGGAGGCCGCATGAACACGCTTTTTTTGCTCATGGCTCAATATGACGGACAGGCCGTGATTCCACTAGCCCGAGTCTGCGCCGACTACATGAATTTGACGGTTGAAAAATTTAAGCACAAACAAATGACAGGAGAGATCGACATTCCCGTCGTTCGGCTCGGTGCGCAAAGCCAAAAAGCTGGGCTGGGGATACATCTGAAAGATTTAGCAGAATACATCGATAGACAGCGAACCAAGGCTACCCTTGAGAACGACAAACTGATGAACAGACAGCGAGTCGGGGGCCTATCAGTCTAGGTGGGATTTTCGTGGCAAATGCACCATGGGCAAAACGCCATCCCAAGGTTGTGTCTGGGGGACTGGATCCATTAGGATCCAATCACCCAACACATCCAGGACGTGAAGCAATCCAGTTTCTACGTCCCACCAAAGGGATAGAGTGCCAATGCAAAGCTTTTACGGACGCCTGAGCGCAGAACGCAACGATAATGCCCTTCTAACACAATGTATTCATAATGTAGTGACCAAGCTTGCAGCAAGTGGCACATCAATGGACCAACCTGGGATGCTCCTAGGTAAAATACAGTCCGGTAAAACCGGCGGATTTCTTGGTATTATCGCTAAAGCATTTGATGAGGGTTATGACATTTCCTTAGTCCTAACCAAGGGCACTAAAACGTTAGCTCAGCAAACCGTAAGTCGAATCAGCAAAGATTTCAAGACATTCATCGACGAAGAGAAAATAATAATCTTCGATATCATGAATTTAACAAAATTGACTCGCCCCGACTTAAAAAAGAAAATCATCATCGTGGCAAAGAAAGAGATAAAAAATCTGGAGAGGGTTATATCTTTCTTTGACAAACATCCCGACCTGAAAGACAAAAAAGTTTTGCTTGTCGATGACGAAGCAGATATGGCAAGTGTACGCTTTGCAAAACGGAAAGGTCGGAGCGAGCTTGAACAGGGTTCCATTGCCCTACAACTTGATAAGTTAAGAATGCAAGTTCCGAAAATTTCTTTCCTTCAAGTAACTGCTACGCCTTACGCCCTCTATCTTCAACCAGAGTCATACGATCCTTTTGTATATCTCCCTAAAAAACCACACTTCACTGAATTACTACCGATCCACTCAGCATATGTAGGTGGAGATCATTACTTTGGTGATCACGGCCTAAACGACTATAGAAGCAAGCTCTTTATCGAAGTACCGGAATCCGAACAAAATGCATTGAGGCCAAAGCATTCGACCCATGTCGAACTCGCTGATATATGGACAACCGAGAGCATCAGTACCCTCAGGAGAGCCGTATTAACGTTTTTGCTAGCGACAACCATACGCCGCCAGCAACAATCCGCTAAAGGCGAAACCCTGTCAAAATACTCGATGATCATTCACAACGATACGCAGCGCTCCGCTCATGATCTTCAAGACAAAAACGTAAACAATATTATCGTTGCCTTCGAGCAAGCCGCGGATGTTGATGCAATCGAGTTTAAGGAGCTTTTCGAAATTTGCTTTGGGGATTTAGCGGAGTCCGTTAATTGGCAAAGTGGCGAGATTTTAGACAAATCTACGTGCTATGCTGCTTTAAAGCTTTTGCTAGCAGATGGAGATCATCTGGTACAAGTCGTAAACTCTGATTCTCAGGTTGCCTCACTTCTTGACCCTGCAACTGCCGAATTAAATTTAAGGGTACAAGCTAACATTTTTATCGGAGGCAGCCTGCTCGATAGGGGCATTACCATCCCCTCACTGATTTCATTCTTCTATGGCAGGAACCCCAAGAGAATGCAGGCCGACACCGTACTCCAGCACTCCCGGATGTATGGCGCGCGCCCAGAAAATGATCTAGCGGTGACACGTTTCTATACATCCCAATCTGTCTTCACTCGTCTAAAGCTGATTCATCACTCCGATACTGCTTTACGTGAAGCATTCGAAAAGCAAGGACAAGATTCGGCCGTTATTTTTATAGAGAACAACTCAAAATCAGGTATTACCCCGTGCTCACCTAGCAAGGTTGCAATGAGCGAAGTGATCTCGGTGAGGCCATCAGGTTATTTGCTGCCACAGGGCTTTGATACAAAACCGGGAACATTAGCAAGCTCTGCACTTGCGAAGCTAGACCAAGCACTGGAAAATTATAAAGACAAAACTTTACTTTCCGAAATTACGCTGGATGAAGCTCTGGGACTTATTGCAACAGCTCAAAAAGCCATATCCTTAGAGCACTTAAGCAAGTTTCAATGGGAGGCAATGAGTGGACTACTCAGCTATTATAGCAAAAGCGCAAACAACAAAGTAAAAATCTTAGTCGCTACCGACCGGGACATTGGCTTAAAGTCAAAAGACAAGTCAGGTGAGTCAATAGTTGGCGGTAAGGCTATTCGAGATCTGCTGGCTAGAACCAGGAAGGAGCCTGCTTTAGTACTTTTGCGACAGAATGGTAAAGATTGGACAGGTCAGATGCCATTTTGGTGGCCAGTACTGGTAGCACCGACCGAAACTAGCACTTGCTTATACGCTTCTTAATTAAGTTGAGGTAGCGATCACATCTCGCTACCTCTAACTTTCAACCAAAATTGTTTATGTATTCACTTCGCAAGAATAAAGCTTTTTTAAGCTGAGACCTCACACTAGAACTGGTTTGCTTATATTGATCTGACTTTTTAAGCAGCTCTATTACACCAGCGGCATTAGCGCCAACACAATTTATCTGCAGTATTTTTTCAACTCTGTTTATCCGCGACAACACATTACTAATCGTTCTATTGGTGTAGCCTTGTTGCGAATACAGCCACCCCTTAAACAGCTCCTCTTTTTCAGCCAAGAGATCCTTCTCACACCGCAGAATTGCGCTAGCTACATGCTTTGCCAAATTCACCGGGACAGCGTTCGCTATCATCATATCTTGACTGGTATCCGTACCGACAAATTTAAAGTCGTGAGGAAATGTTTGCAGCCTGGAACGTTGTTTTGGGGATAGTTTTTTTGCGACAGTATTACATCCAGCATCATCAGGATGAGGTTTGTATCCCGGCGCTACCGGTCGATTAGTGGACCGTATGGTGGCTGAAGGTTCGTCTATAGAGTAGATTGCCTTTCTTCCCCAATTGCGAGGATGCCGATAATAAAACTCGACCCCTAATTCATCGCCCAAATAATCCCTAACTGTCAGCGGGCGCTCAGCTTTGCCCTGCTCAAGGTAGTCACTCAAAAAGCCATCATCACGCCCAATTCGACCGACAGCAAAAAATCGTTTTCTATTCTGCGGAACGCCGAAAAAAGACGCATTTAATACGGACTCTGTAACTCCGTATCCCGCATCTTTTAATAAATCGCGGCTACGCTCCCAAACCTTGCTGGTTCGTAGCCCAATTACATTTTCAACAACAAACCACCTAGGTTTAACTTTGCAGATTATTTCTGCGAATGACAAAGTTAGATTGGCTCTATCCCCTTCTATTCGCATGCCCGCAGCAGAGAAATCTTGACACGGTGGCCCACCAATGAGCACATCAGGCCTGAAGGGCTGGATCGCTTCAGCGGCGTCAACAGTTGACGCCAAATCAAGGTCGATAACCGGATGATGGAAATTTTCCTCGTACACCTTTCGAGCAGGTGCCCACCTCTCTATCCCCAGCGCCAGCTCGAATCCAGCGGATTCGAAACCTTTGCTCATCCCCCCACACCCCGAAAAAAGATCCACGACTCGCATTGACGCCTCCTAAGATGGCGTCAAAATAGCATTTTGAGCTAAAAAGTCACGAAAAATTGACATCGCTACAGCCCTACAGACTGACCGAAAGCGATCAGCCAAATCATTATTAATGATCTCATTAACCATTTGTAGGTGGAGCTGAAGGATGCTTGCAGACCCGCTCCAACCATTTCCAATTCTTATAGCTATCTACGTTACCTCTGAGATGAGTATATCTTCTTAATGAATTCCAATCTCGGTGTCCTGACACACTTGAAACTCTTGGAATATCCCAATTAAGTTCAAATAATCTACTTACCCCCTCATGTCGCAAATCATGAAAATGGAGATCCTCGATGCCAAGCATCGGACATGCCCGCGTGAATGAGGCCGATACCGACTTAGCGTTGTAAGGAAATATCTCCCGCTGGACCTTCGGCATGCTCTGCAGAATGGTCCAAGCCTCATCTGGCAAGTAGCACCACACATCATTGCCGATCTTCTGTCCGGGGTTCTTCATATCGCGCACTAGGACAGACTGCCGAGACTCGTCGAGATCATCCCAGCGGATCCGCGTAATTTCTTCCTGTCGGCGCGTCGAGAAAAGCGCAAAGGCGATCACCTTCGGCATGTCGATCTGGGCGTTGCGGCGCTCCTGCATTTCAAAGAAATGCGCCATGAGCTTGTCTAGCTCTTCCAATGAAGGCCGTCGGTTTCGTTCCTTGCTCTTGCTCACCATGCCTAGCTTACGCAACACCTTCCGCGCATCAGGCATCGCTAACGGATCCACTTCATAGCCCCAGGCAGGCCGGGCCACTGACAGCACCGCTCCCAAGTGCGAGAGATCATTGCCTACCGTCTGCGCCTGGACACCACCGCCTTCTTTGCTCATCCGCCACTGTGCGAACTCCACCAGCTTCTGACTGCTTAGCTCCGAATCATCGATCTCTCCCAGCCAAGTCTCCTTGATCGCCGTCAGGGTCGCTCGCTTGGTCTTCCCCAATGGCCGAATCTTCTCGTACTCGTCCAGGTACTGCTCAATCATCTTCTTGATCGTCACCCCCTTCCGGTTCGCACGCTCGATAGCACCTGGCGCGGCCAGCTCCGTCTCCCGTCGCTTGATCCATGCCTGAGCCACCTGCTTCCGGTCGAAGGTTTGGCTTTCCTGATAAACTGTCTTCCCGTCCCGATTAATCCGTATCTGCGCCGTATAGGCCGTCGAATTGTCCTTGCGCTTGCGTGATGTGATCGTGCCCAT